TCCAGTATTAGAGTTTAAGGACAAGTCTGTTGATATTCTCGAAGAGGGTGATTCTAGGTCAAGAACGAAGTATCATTTTGCTTCTAAAGAGATTTTAACTACATCTGATAAAGTAGTTACGTTACCTTCAGAAGATGTAAAATTCACATTGACTAAAGTCCTTTTACAACGAATTACTACGGCTGGTTCAATTCTCCAACTATCTGACATCATATTAGAATGTAAAGATGGAGTTGTTAGCTTTGGTGTAATAGACAAGAATTCCGGCAATGCAAACACCCATAAAGTTGTAATTGATGATATGGATGCGAGTGTACCGTATACGTTTTACTTTAAGTCAGAGAATTTAAGAATGATTCCTGATGATTATGAAGTAACCATTTCAGAAAAAGGTATTTCAAGATTTAAATCTGAATCTGTTGAATACTGGATTGCCTTAGAACCAACATCGACATATGGATAAGGATAGATACCAAATTATGGATGAAGACGAGGAGGCACTAGAAGAATATCTTGAAATTCTTAGCTGGGTCAAGAAACGTGTAGAACCAGTGATGGAAGAAAAGGATGCTCTCTTAATGGATGCATCAACTGATGGGTTTTCACAAACTGTGTGGTTCGCAATGTTGCAATTGGCTTTTCAAAAGAATATTGATAAAGGTGCAGACCCTAATGAGTTGATAGAATCCATGCTATCTCTTCTTGAACTTACGGGTGAAGATGGTTTTGATAAAACCAGAGATACGTTACACTAAATTATGAGGATATATTATGAGCGATTTATGGGTGGAGAAGTATAGACCACTAACAGTTGATGATTGTATTCTTTCAGATGAAATGAAAGATACATTCAAAAACTTTATTAAGAATAAAGAGATACCAAACCTTATGTTAACGGGTTCAGCTGGTATCGGTAAAACGACTATAGCAAAAGCAATATGTTCAGAGATTGGTGCGGATTATGTAATGATCAATGCATCTGATGAACGTGGTATTGATACAATTAGAAACAAAGTAAAACAATTTGCTTCAACCGTATCATTAACTAATCAGACTAAAGTTATCATTCTAGATGAGTCTGATTCAATGACACCAGAAGCACAGAGAGCTATTCGTGGTGTATTTGAAGAATTCTATAAGAATTGTCGGTTTATTTTGACTTGTAACTTTAAGAACAAGTTAATTGAACCCATTCACTCAAGATGTTCTGTTATAGACTTTACAATATCCAAGAAGAACAAACCAATTTTGGCAATGAAACTGTTAGAACGAGTTGAATATATTCTTTCAATGGAGAATGTCGAATATTCAAAAGATGTCGTTATTCAGTTGATAATGAAATATTTTCCAGACTTTAGACGATTACTCAATGAGCTTCAGAGGTATTCTGTATCGGGTTCTATAGGCTCTGGTATCCTAGCAACAACAAATCTTAATGTTACAGAACTTGTTGGATTCTTGAGTGGGAAAGAATTCACTAATGTACGGAAATGGGTTGTTGATAATTTAGACAATGAGTCTGATGCAGTGTATCGGTCAATCTATGATTCGTTGTATGACAGTCTTGAACCAGCATCAATACCAGAAGCTGTTGTGATCATTGCGGACTATCAATACAAGTCGGCATTTGTATCTGATATTGAGATTAATTTATTGGCTGCACTGACTGAAATTATGTTAAGGTGTTCGTTCAAATGAGTATAGAATTAAAGGAATGGTTGAATTCAATTAATCATTCTAAAAAGAACATAATGATAACGGATGAAGATGAGAAAGAATATGTTCCATTTGTTATAAACAAATGTATGTCTGCTCATATTGATTCGTTGTTTCAGGCTAATGAAATGAATCTGTATTGGGGGTTAGACAAGAAACTCCAATATGATTATTATGTTAATGTAATTCGAAAGAAGAAACGGTTTGCTCCTTGGTTGAAATATAAACCAGACTCTAGAATATCATTAATAAAAGAATATTACAATTATTCTGACAGGAAGGCTCGTGAAGTGTTAGACTTGATAACACCCGAACAATTTGAACATATTGAGAAATCTTTATACAAAGGTGGTAAATGTTAATTTTATAAATATTAACTGTTATCATTAATGAAAGGAATATATAAGATGAGTGGAGTTGAAACATTACTTGAAATTGAATTTAAGGAATCTGATGATTTTTTAAAAATTAAAGAAACACTAACTCGTATTGGTGTTGCTTCTAGGAAAGATAATAAATTATATCAATCTTGTCATATCTTACACAAACAGGGTAAATATTATCTTGTTCATTTCAAAGAGTTATTTAAGTTAGACGGAAAACCTGCCGATATATCAGATAATGATATGGAACGGAGGAATGCTATCGCTAAGTTATTGAGTGAATGGGGGTTGTTGACTTTAGTTGAACCTGTTGGAGCTATTGCACCAATGAATCAAATAAAGATAATTAGTTATAAAGATAAAGAAAAATGGGAACTTATTTCAAAATATAATATAGGTGGAAATAAATGAGTATTGAAATTTTAAGATTACGTTCTGGTGAAGACATTATGTGTGATGTGCTGGAAGTGGGTATGATTAGTTATAAAGTAGAAAATCCTGCTGTTGTCATGCCGATGGGTCGTGATGAAGCGGGTGTTATGAGAATGGCACTGTCGCCATGGATGCCATACTCAACAAATACGGAATTCACAATTCCGTTTGATTTTGTTGTAACAACTGCGGAGCCAACAGAAGACATCGAAGGTTCTTATGCTGAAATGTATGGTAAAATTATTGCACCGAAGAAGCAGATACTAATGTAGACTTTACAACTCCCAGTTTTTGTGATATAATTATGTGTTAATGAGGAGAAATATGAGTAGTTTCTATACCAATGTCATTCAACAATCTGGTAAAATTTATACTAGAGGTTATGATGATGGAGAGCAATACCTTAGTAAGTTGAAATACAAACCTAGCCTATGGATAGAAGATGACAAAGAATCTATCTATAAGAATATTGGTGGATCTAAAAATTTAATTAAAAGGGATTTCAATAGCATCAAAGAGGCTGATAATTTTATCAGGACTTATTATGGTGTTTTTGATATATTTGGAAACTTTCAAAATCAGTACAAATATATAACAGAATCGTGGCCCGATGACATCAAGTTTGATGCATCTGATATTCGTATATTGAATTTTGATATTGAAACTATGCAACCACCAGAGGGTGGGTTCCCGTATCCCGAAAAGGCAAATGCTGAAATTAATGCAATTACGATTGAATACGATGATACTTATTTCGTATTCGGCACGGGCACTTATACACCAAAGTCTGATAATGTAAAATACCTCAAATGCCTAGATGAAAAGGATTTATTGACTAAGTTTGTCAATATGTGGAAGCATATCAATCCTGACGTTATCACTGGCTGGAATATTAAGTTCTTTGATGTTCCATATATAATCAATCGTATTACCAAGGTAATATCATTTGATTTTGCTAGGAAATTAAGTCCGTGGAAAAATATTCGTGAAAATAGAGTAACGTCATTCGGCAAAGAGCAACAAGTATATAATATTTTAGGTATTTCTACACTAGATTATGTTGTTTTATATAAAAAATTCACATACACTCAAAGAGAGTCATATTCTTTAAATAACATATCTCATGTTGAGTTGAATGAAAAGAAGATTGATTATTCTGATTACGACAGCTTATTCAACCTATACGAAAAGAATTATGAGTTATTCATTGACTATAACATAAAAGATGTTATACTGGTTAAACGACTTGATGATAAGCTGAAGTTATTTGACTTAGTGTTCATGATGTCGTATATGGCAAAGTGTAACTATGAAGATGTTCTTGGTACATTAAAAGTATGGGATGTTATTTGTTATAACTACCTGTATGATAAAAATATCATTATATCCGAAAAGAAAGCCAAGGAAGATAGAGATTTTGTTGGTGGGTATGTAAAGGAACCACAGACGGGCCGTCACAAGTGGGTGATGTCTTTTGATTTGACATCGCTATATCCTCATTTAATCATGCAATACAACATATCACCAGAAACGATTAATGGGCATATACCCAATGTGACAGTCGATTCTATGCTTGAAAAGAAGAATGAGTTTGATTTAACAGACTTGACTGTTACGCCTAATGGAATGACTTATTCGACAAGTAAGAGGGGATTTCTACCCGATCTAATGGAAGTGTATTTCAATGAACGTAAGATGTCAAAGAAACTTATGTTTGAAGCTATTGATGATGGTGACAAGGATGAGGAGTTCAGACTGCATACGAAACAGATGTCATTAAAGATTCTGTTGAACTCATTATATGGTGCGCTTGGTAATAAGTATTTCCGTCACTTTGATGTTAATATGGCAGAATCTATTACGACTGCTGGACAGTTAAGTATTCGGTGGGTTGAGAAGGCATTGAACAAGTACATGAATTCCCTCATGAAAACCGAGGATGTTGATTATGTTGTTGCAGTTGATACG